TTCCTTGCGGATGTAAACTGGCAAGAGATCGCTGACCACCTTAACGACGAAGTGACGGAAAGCGAGTGCTACGGCAAGGACGCGAAGCACATTGACGAAATTATGAACGAGCTAGGTCTATTGACATAATCGCAAGACAGATTTACAACAGGGGTGATCCGAAAGGGTCACCCTTTTTTTATGGATACACAAAAAAGCAATTTACCAGATAGCGGAGAAAGGTCGGAGTTTTCGACGGGTGCAGTCCGCGACGCAATGCAGGGCAAGGGTATGCCTTCTCTGTTGCCTACAGAGGCTCTTAGGATGGCTTCTAGACGCTTCGAGGATGGTGCTACCAAGTATGGCAGAGACAACTGGAGAAAGGGCATTCCATTGTCCAGATACGTTGACAGTATTAACCGCCACCTGTGGGCATATACGGACGGTTGCACGGCAGAGGATCACCTCGGTGCAGTCATCTGGAACTCTATGTGCCTTGCTCAAACCCAGAAGTGGATCGATGACGGAACTTTGCCCAAAGACCTGGACGATCTGCACCTATAGGGGGTCACCCTTTTTGTAGCAGCCCGCAGCCAAAAGAGAAAAGGGGTCACCCTTTTGATACCCGGTAATAGTGATTATCGATAACGGAACTACTATATATAGTGCCTAAGAGTAAGAGGTGAACTATATCTAGTAAGAGAAGGCTTGACAGTAACCGGGATGGGCCTGAGAATGAGCCTATGAATATATTCAAAAGAAAAAAGAACCCGCAAAAAACCCAGGACAATCTATCTCTAAGGGAGGCGGATCAAATCATTAAGGACTTCGTTTTGAGATCAAAGGAAATCGCTAAGAGAACGAAGGAACTAAGAAAGGCTTTTATGGTTAACAACCACATTCCCAAGTCTTACTTGAATGACGTTGAGACTAAATACTTAGAAAAAGGTGTGCCATATTTTGCTTGCAAAGTATTGGCATTATCGGAGTGTATCGATGAATCTCTGAGTCACAGAGGTTAATTAACAACCAAACAAAGGAAAAAAATGGACACAATAAACTGGCTATCCGAAGAGGATAAGAGAGGTCTTTTTGAACAGCAAGAAGACGAAATGCGTAGAGAGGCTAACAAGCAACTCTTACAGGAAGAGAGAGACAAGGAGATGGCTATTAGGGTCAGAGCTTTGGCGAACTATAAATATATAACCTATTACGATGGGCGATAAAGGACGAACTATGAAAGATAAAATTAAACTAGCCTTAAAATGGTTTAAGGAAAACGATGTCTCCGCATATGAAGATGACGGAAGCATTTACGTTGTAGCAGGGAGAGATGCAGATGTGCAAATCTCTGTTACTGAAATTAATTATAGGGCAGAGCTTCAATCGGAGGTAGTTGTATGTGGATAGTAACCTGCAACCCAAGAGGAACTTATTCCCAGTATGCTCACGTATTTAACAAGAGAGAGGAAGCCGAGAAGCTATATGATCTCTTTGCCCAGGATGGTTTGCCTAGCACTTTATGTATGGCAATCGAGTCCTCGAACAAAATGGAAACCGACGACTTTCAACCTTTAGAGGTGATGGGTCGGAAAAGGTTTGAACAAGAGATGAACAAGATGGCAGACTATTACGAATGCACGACCAACAATCATTCCTCAAGGCTCACGCTGAAAAGTATGGTCTAAGGGAATCCGTGATTCTGCACACAATTATATTCTTTGTTTTGCTAAACGAAAAACAGAACCGCAATAAGAGAGAAGGGAAGTATTGGACTTACAATTCAGCTAAGGGTTGGATTCCTTACTTCCCTTTTTTGACGGAGCAGCAGATAGCTAGAACCTTTAGATCATTATCCAAGCAAGGAGCTTTGACTGTATCTAACTACAATAAGAAGAGATACGACAAGACCAAGTGGTTTACACTTTCACCCGGTCTTTACCGAGAAGTTAAGCGATCTGATTACTGGAAAAGAGTGGTGTCCAATATCAGAACAGCCTCGATCAAAACTGATCAACCAATACCAGATATAAATATAATAAATATAAAGCCTTATGTGTAATAAATACCAACAAGACCAAGAAGAGAGAATAGAAACAAGGATTGATATGATTCGTAAAGAATCCAGAATCCTTTCCTACAAGATAGAGCGTATGCAAGAGCAACGTATTCAACTGCAAGACGAAAAAAGAAACTGGATGGAGCTTTTAGATAACCTCAATTCGGACACAGAAGAAGCTCTTGCGAGCATACAGAATGCAGCCGACAAATTCTTAAACCAAAAAATCAAATGAGCCATTTCTACGATTGCTCTCAAGAGCCATTTCTCACGAAAGCGAGAACCCCAAGCCAAGCCAAGAAGCTCGGTGCATTACCCTCAGTAACAACTATATTATCGAGCAAGAAGAGTGACTTCTTAGATAATATATGGACACCCAGAAAATTAGTAGAACTAGCTAGAATCCACCCAGAAGCTAGCAGTAGGGACTTAATGGAGATGAAGTATGGCTTCCGAACAAACCCATTGGACGGCAAGCCTATCAGTAGCTCTGAATTTGGAACTGCCGTTCACGCTAGACTAGAGCATCAGATAGAATCCATTATGAGGACTGGTAACATAGACCAGGAATCCGTCACCGCTTGGGATAGGTGGGCTTTACCGTTTATAGACTTTATGTCCGATCACGACATAGAGCCAATAGCAACAGAGAAGATTTTGTTTTGTAATAAATTCAAATCAGTAGGCTCCGTTGATTTAATAGCAAAGGTGGAAGGTAAGTATCATCTGTTTGATTATAAGTGCAGGGATACCAAGGGAACTGGTGGCAAGTTTTACGAAGAGAAGGATTGCACACAGTTAGCTATAGAAGCAAGATTCCTAAAGGATGTTATGGGACTGGACTACGATCCGGGCATCACAAGTGTTTGCATTTGTGTGGAATCCAGAAAGCACTACCACAAGAACTGGACTAAGGCACAAGCCAAGAAGGGTGTGACGAGATTCAGATACTTGTCTAAATTATACTGGATGGACTGGATGCCCAAAGGCAAATGAAGGAGAACGAAGTAGCAGAGCAGTTAATGGTTTTATTTCCTAAGATGAATAAGCTCATCAAGGCTGTAGACCAATTTAGTTATTTCGATTACGAAAATGACAACTACCTGTTTGAAATAAAATCCAGAAGAAAGTCTTACGACCCTTGGATAATCGAGCAGCTGAAGGTGGATACCAATACTGGCATTGCCGAATCAGTTAAGAAGGACTTCATATATGTGAATGAGTTTGAATTTTTACTTTACATCTGGAACATTTCAAAATTAATTAGGAATAACTATGACTTTAGATTCCAAGAAAGAGAGATGCCTTGGCATACGGACTTCAAGAATACTAAGTCAATAGATAAAACGGTTGGATATTTATACAACAAAGATGCACTAATTCTTAGTGCTAAACAATAATAACAAAATAAAAAAAAGGATACAATGTGGATAATACCAAAGAACTTACACACCTCTCGCTATGTAGCGGATATGAAGGAATTGGGCGTGGACTGCGAGCAGTTTTCCCAACTCTCAGAGAAATCGCTTATGTGGAGATCGAAACCTACTGCATCGCCAACTTGGTCAAAGAGATGGAAACGGGTGTCTTGGATACAGCACCTATCTTCTCTAATCTTAAAGCCTTCCCATTCGGAAAATTTTGTGGAAAGGTGGACATCCTCTCTGGAGGATTCCCGTGTCAGCCTTTCTCAAATGCAGGAGCGCGTCGCGGAACTGAAGACCCCAGACATCTGTTCCCTTACATCCGAGACGGAATCCGGGAGTGCAAACCTAGAATTGTTTTCCTCGAAAATGTTGAAGGAATTATCTCAGCAAAAACAGCCGAGGGAGAATCGGTTCTCCAATATGTCCTCAGAGAACTGGAAGGATTGGGTTACTATGCAGAGGCAGGAGTATTCTCAGCGAGTGAAGTTGGCGCACCTCACCAAAGAAAAAGAGTCTTCATCTTGGCCCACGCCAACGATTGCGGAAACATCTGGGGGAATGAGATTGGAACAAATCAAAAAAGGCAAATGGAACAACATCCAACTCAGAGAAAAGATAGCCTTACTGGAGGAGGAGAAACAGGTCAACGGGGGAATACCCCTAGCGGATCAAGCCAGGAATTGGGCAACACCCAACACGATGGATACCCTACCACCAAGGAGTTACGAGGCTGCGATGAGGCAAGCGACGACAAGTCGGAAGGGCAGGACAGATCCATCGAACTTGAGGGAGCAGGTGGACGAAACGTCGGTGCAAGCATACAAGGACTCGATGAAACTATATCTGAAGGTAAGGAGAGCCGCAGATGCGATCAGAGCCGAGGAAGCCACAAACTTTCCAACACCGAGAACATCGGATGCGGAGGGCGGTCGGATAGAGACGGTGATAGAGGACGGAGTGTTCAAGAGCAAGAGGCACAAGAGCAACCAGACCTTTGGAGCCAAGCTGAGGGATGCGGTGGAGACTCACGAGGAGCAGAAGAAGTGGGCAACGCCAAGAGCGAGGGATTACAAGGGTGGCTACAGACCAGAGAGTATGATCCGCAAGGATGGCAAGAGCAGGATGGATGCCCTGCCCCAGATGGTAGAATACGATCCATCGAGCCGTCCAACTACCGATTCCCCAATAGACCTGGAGAGCCTCAAGAAGAGTGGGAAGCACCTAGAGTCACAGCCAAACCTCCAGAGGGCAAGCGGAAAGCTCAACCCGGATTGGGTGGAGCAGCTAATGGGTCTTCCCATAGGATCGACAGACTTAGGCTCTTGGGGAACGGAGTTGTTCCACAAGTAGCTTCAAAGGCTTTTGTTACCCTGTTTAGTAGACTATATGAATGAGTATCAAATAACTATACAGAGGAACGACATCCCTTCTAACAATATACAGAAATCTGACAAGTGGGCTAATGACGAAAATCAAGCCCTATCTTACATCTTCAGAACTAGATTGAAGAAGGATCGGTTCGGAACTCTAAAAAGGGGTGGACGGGCAAAATTAATATCAATAAAAAGGATAAAATAAATAAGGAAATAAATATACTACCTACTATGGAATACCAAAACACACTCACACTCGGCAAGGCTTACATCGTCGATGGCAAGCCTATGGTTTTACGCACAACCGAAAATAATCGCTTTGTGTTTACGGATGGTCGCTACGGCTTCGGTCGCACACTAGGCGGTCGTGCTAGCGACGTAGAGATTCTTAACAACCTCAAGGTTGCTGAAGGCGTTAACCCTCAACGCATCCTTGATCGACTCGAAACAACTGTTCAGTATATGGCTGACTACTACCGTTCAAAGAAATGATTAACAACGATTACGACGCTATTGGAACAAGCTCAATTAGTAGCTTTATGACCTGGGCAGCGGACAGAATAGAAAAAGAATTTCTGGAGAACGAGAAGGTGGCGAGGGAATCCGGGGGCATAGATTTTATGCCTTCAGCCAAAAACGTCCAAGGCAGGAAGGTGGTTACCAAGGAAAAACTTCATATTATCAAATCAATCGAAGAGATGAAAAAGGAGGGTCACACTATAAAGTATGGTTGTGAGCAGATGGGAATACATTACTGCACCTTTGGCAGATGGAAAGTTTTGCTTAAAGAGAAGGGTCTGCTCTGAAATATATCCCATATACTAAGATCGCAAAGTTTCGTGAGGATAACAAGCCAGAGAAGTGTCCGATATTTGAATGCGACCTAGAGGATGCAGTCCTAGATCACAACCACGATACTGGTATGGTTCGTGGAGTAATTCACAGGCAATCCAATTCCTGGCTAGGAAAGATAGAAAACTCTTGGAAAAGATTTGGGTCTTGTGCTTCGGTTGATCTTTCTTCTGCTCTAAAGAATGTATGCAAATACATAGACAAGGGCGATATGGATTATCTGCACCCCAAGGGTCTTAGACAAATCATTTCACGTTTCAATCGATCAAGCAAAGAGGAACAGGTAAATATACTCAAAAAAAATAAATGCTCTAAAATGCAAATTAGTTCTTGCAACAGCACTTCCGACAGGTCTTTGTTGTATCGAACTTCTCTAATAAAGAGAAAGTATAAATAATTATGGACAAGCCAAAAAAGACAGTAACAAAAAAGTTGACTATACGTCACAAAATGCAGGGGATACAGTCCTCTTTGAAAGCTCCTAAGGGGCAGACTAATAACTTCGGTAACTACAACTATCGATCCGCAGAAGGTATACTATCAGCATTAAAACCTTTATTGGGGGAGTGGTGCTGTATCCTTGTCAGTCAAGACCAGATGGTGGAGATTGGCGGTAGGGTATATGTGCAGACAACATCCACCTTGACTGATGTGGATACGGGCGATTTCATTTCTACGACCGGGCTTGCCAAGGAAGCAGAAAACAAGAAAGGTATGGATGACGCTCAGATTACTGGTAGTGCCGCATCCTATAGCTTGAAGCGAGCATTAGGAAATCTATTCTGTATTTCAGATTCTTCGTTAGACCCAGATGCAACTAATACGCACGGAAAGTCCAACGCAACCAAAACAACAACTCGGAGAGTTCAACAACTCGATGACATCATATAATATATAACTATGGCTCAATACGATGATACAAACTCGTTTGCCTTGTTTCCGAACAAGAACAAACAGAACGAAGGTCAACCAGACGTAACTGGCAAAATCAACATAGATGGCGTTGAAAAACGCTTGGCAGGTTGGAAAAAGCAGTCCAAGTCTGGAGTGAACTTCATTAGCGGAAAGGTGTCCGACTTCCAAGAGAAGAAGGAACAGCCCAAGGCTGCCGTTGAAGCGGACGACGTAATGCCGTTCTAACCACTCAGCCTCGCCCACAAGGGCGGGGCTTTTTAGGGGGTGCAATAGTCTCGATCTGGCTTTGGCTAGAGACGCAGGTGCAATTCCTGCCACCTCCACCATTTTATAAAAGGATGAACAATAATGATATTATACAACCGCACGACGTTGAGTCCGAGCGAGTAATCATAGCGTCCTGCCTTACAGACGGGCAGGATACATTTGATAGAATTTCAGCCGTAATCAGTAAAGAAGATTTTTACGATACGGCTTGCAAGATACTATACGAGGCAATCGTTGAGCTTGCCAATGAGAGCAAGCCTCTCGACGAGATAACTGCTTACGACAAGGTAAGGGAAAATAACAAGGAAAACGCCATAGGCGGTTTACCTGGACTCTACGCCACTATGCACTACGCACAGTCTTATCCTGTTGCTATGGCAGCATCTGAGATTGTCAAGGAGAGGTCACAGGCTAGAGACATCCTTAGAGCGTCGAGATTAGCCATAGAATCCATTTCAACTGGAGTTAAGGCAGATGTGGTGTGCAACGACATAGACAGCCATATACGCAAGATTAGCGACAGTAATGACAAGTCGGTAAACGTCAAACAAGCCTCTACTGATCTAAAGAATAAGCTCAACCAGATGGATAGGGGTGAATACGTCTTTGATACCCTAAGCACTGGCATCGATCATTTGGACGCAAAGCTAGATGAGGGCGGTATCGGCAACGGGGAAGTATTCGTTATATCTGCTCCAACGTCTTGCGGTAAAAGCCAATTGGCTCTCAATATAGTTTTGAGATCCGCTGTTATGGACAACAAGCCAGTTGGCATATTTAGCTTTGAGATGCCTACAGAACAACTGACCAAGAGAATCCTGCAAACGGCTAGTGCCGTAAACCTCAGAAGGTTTAGGGATCAAGTGGTCACTCAGCAGGAAAGGGATCAAGTGTATAGGGTTCTAGAGAAGGTTGAGCAAGCTCCTATCTACGTAGAAAACTATGTCCGGGGTGTTGGAGATTTGCGTTCTAAGGCTAGAGCTATGAAGCGAAAGTATGGCATAAAAGCCTTAGTCATTGACTATCTGCAACTTATACCATATGACACAAAGATGTCCAAAAATGACGGCATTGCTTACATTTCTCACGGCATTAAGCAGCTTGCCATAGAGCTTAATATACCTATTATTCTCCTTGCTCAAGTCAATCGAGAGGGTGCTAGACGCGACAGCGGTCTTAACATCCACGACCTCAAGGACTCCGGGGACATTGAGAATGATGCAGACGTTATCCTGCTTATGTGGGCAAAGGGTGGCGATCTAAATGATTGTAAGGTATTTGACGCTGAATACCCCTACATAGAACTAAATTATAAAATAGCCAAAAACCGGGAGGGTGAGCGTGACCTAACTGGTAAATTTAAATTCATCAACAATATAGGAAGATTCCAATAAATGACCGAAATCGTAAGACAAGTAATGAACGCCACAAGCGAAAAAATATTAACTGCTGGATTAGACGCTATGGCTAAGTGCTGTGACGCACTTACTGAGCAAAATAAACAGCTTAACCTTGACATAGGTGGGCTAAAAACTAAGATTCATAATCTAGAGAATAGACTTTTGGCTAACCAAGAGGAGAGGGAATAAAAGTATAGGGTTAGGAGTTTTTCGTCCTTTCTTCTATCCCAGTACACTTCCCGCCTTTTGGTTAGCCCCTTCATAGTATAATGGGGTATGTTGGGAAAGGGTAGCCTCAAAAGGGTTACCCTTTCTTGTGCCTACCTAAGAAGGTCGGAGTTCTGCACATCTACCGCTTGAGTTAGAATATCAATTGCTCCAATTAAACTTGGGTCTTCCGAAACCATTTGTGTGAATACTTGGAAGGCATTATCAGAGCTATAGATAGCTGGCAAGATAGCTAATGTAATATCGGCAGGTTTACCCTTACCCACTAGATTTAAAAAGTTCTCGCTAGTCATAGCTATACCTAGAAGTTTAGTATAAGGCAGATCTAAATTTAGCGTACTAATTATTCTGGGCATAAAAGTTGCTTGGGCCTGTCCACCTCTACCAATAGCTTGAGCTTGAGTTCCCTTGAGCAATCCAGTAGCTTCCTGTTGAGCATCTCTGCCAACTCTATCCAGGATCGTTACTAGGTCTAAGACATCCTGCACACCATCTTCGCCTAGAATTTTTTTAGCTACCTCGTAAGGAGTAGAGGTAGTATCTCTCAAATCTTTAAATATTTTAGAATCCGCACTTGGCAATCTAGCTCCACCGAACTGATCTCCCATTCTAGCTCCGTCGCTGCCAGGCACGGCACTATCGAATATTCTTTTTCTGACTAAAGCTCTTACGCCCTCTTGACCCGCTTCGTCAAGGGAATCCATAAATATTTCAACCTGTGAAGCACTTTTAAGATTTAATAGAGTATTTACAGTACTGTTTGTATTATCAACAAGCATATCTGCACCCTCTCTTAGAATCACAGAAGCCTCATTTGCATTTATCGCTTTTATTCTATTAGATAAAGCCCTCTGGTCGTTAAGCTGACCTTTAAGGATGTATTTGTCCGCAGAGCTAAGGGGTGCATCTGGTGCTAACAGTTTTCTTAAAGTTTCTGGGGAAACTGTTGGATCATTTGAAAGGTTTAATAAATTTTTTGATCTACCAGAGTAAGTTCTAGCCAATCGTTGCAAACCTCTTACTGTATCCCTGTCAAAAAACTCATCAATTAAATCATTGTTTTTTAAGATATTGTTTAATCTTCCCAAATCAATTTGACCATCAGCGTTTTCAGTTGCGGCAAAAATTGAATTAACAGCCGATTCTCTTACGTCTTTAGAGAATGCTTCTGGGTCTGGAGCAGCATTTCTAAGCGCAACTAGACCTTGGACTTGATCGCGACCTTTGCTGATTAGGGCATCGGTCACTCCGCTTGGGCTTAAAGAAGCCTTAGTGTTGCCCAAAATACTTTGAAGGTTTCTATCTTCGAGCAAAGGAAGTCTTTTCTCTTTCCAGAGTTTGTTGGCAGATTGCAAAACATCAAACGCATCCGAATCAGCTTCTCTTGCCATACCCTCCATTAGTCCATCCAAAGAATCAATCATACTTCTTAATTGTTTCTTTTCTAGATAGTCTCCTCGTGCGGCTTGCCCATACACTTGGTTTAATTGCTTCTTAGCGTTTACCAAGTTTCTAAATGTTAGTTGAAGTGGCTCGCCCGGATCGGTTACTTCTGCTATACCCTCAAGCAAGGCAGTAAATGTAAACTGATCTCCTTCTAGCCCAAGTTTGGAATCCTCAAACTCAGCTATTTGCTTTAATCGTGCTTTTGCCTGTTTGCTCAAGTCTCCTGCCCTGCTTAACTCTATTAAAACATTTTTAGGAATGAACGACCTAATTACTCTCTCATCAATGCCTGTAGGCAACTCTTTTGATAGTGCATCTATGTTGAGCAAACGCCTTGCCACATCTAGCATTGATATGCCCGGTATGTCATCACCTATAGACAGAGCTTCATCATAAAGAGCATCTACTTGAGCCTTATTTGCATTAAAGATATTTCTAACACTTCTTTGCAAATCCTCACCTAATTCTTTAGATGTTTTGCGTACCGCTTCAGCCATTACACTTTCACCTAAGTCCTTGAAGTATTTAGCCGTAGCTTTAGCCGCTTGATCCCTAGCACCTTCTGCGGAATCTAATGCAGCTTGCTCTAGGGCTTCAAAATGCTCTTTACCTATTTTAGATAGCTCTGAAAAATCAACCTCTTCACCTTTTACTTTTTTAATTATAGCTCCTAAAGCACTATTAAATGCTTTTCTATTCCGAACTACTGTAGGCTGCATATCATCTGACACACCTACTGTCTCTAGCTTACTAACAACTTCGCTTTCTACTTCGGTTGCCCTTGTTCCTGCTCGCATCGCTGGAGTAGTTTTATCTACTATATCTACGCCAGTTCTTTGCTCCATTCTTTGTAATACACGAAGAAAATCCTCTTGAGAAAGGTCAGCACCCCGTACTCCAGGTGGAGTAAATACTTTAGCTCCAAGGGCAAATGTTCCACCAAATCCAAGGTCAAATGCTCCTGCTATGCCACCTCTTTTTAGCGACTGTAAACCCTCTACTCCCTCTGAAAATTCACCAAGATTTTCTGATCGGATTGGACCCGCCTCAATAGTTTCTGATAAAAGTTCTCCTCCTGCTGCACCTGTACCCGCAGCAAAGGCTCTAGTCATTATAGGAAATTTTGCTAACGCCCTTGGTGTAACTGCTCCCGGAATAAAGGATGCTCCTATTTCTGCACCTAAAACTAAACCAGGTCTGACTAAATCTAAGACATCACCAAATGCAGCACCTTGCTCATCTACCAATACTTCCTTGCCATCTTTTTTAACTAGGAATGATGGCTTATTGCCAATGCTAAATTGTCTAACATTATCTTGTCCATATTGATCTGACAAGAAGTCAAATTTGCCTTGCGGGTCTTCTTGGAAAGACAGCAAACTTCTGTTAATAATGTCCCCAAGTCCAGATGTTATATCAATTTGACTTTCATCTATAGCTAGGGCTTCAGATAGATTACTTAACAATGTTTCTTGGATTCTACGATTTCTTTCTACGCTATACCCAGGGTTTTTCATAGACATAGGAGAACCGCCCATTGGCATTTGCGGCATAAATCCACCAGTTTGTTCTGGTCTTAAAAATGGGAGTATGTTTTCTTCCTGTAGCTGAGTATCTATATCTCTAATGAACTGACCACTTAATATGTTTTGGGTCGCATCATATCTTTGCTGATAGCCAGTATCAATCGGACCAGGTTGAAACACAGGCGTATCAAAGCCTTGTCGCCTAGCAAGAACTCCTTCTATAGCCGAGTATTGCTCACCGCTAAGTTGAGGTAGTACACTTTCTAGTTGTTCGTCTGAAAGTGTAGAAATATAATCAAGATTTAACTCCATATTTGATTTTTAAGGATTAAACAAACTGTTAATATTTACTGGGGCAGTAGCATTTTTATTTCGACCAAAGTCTCCAAATCTTACCCTCTCGACGTTATCAACGGACATAAATGGCAACTCGTTTTCCAATATATCAAAGGTTGTTCTGTATTGGTCATAAACTGTCAATTTTCCTTCAAGTGTTCTTTTCTTTTTATCTATTAATTGCTGAATAAGCACAAGACTTGTCTCTCTGTCACTTGTCATACCATAACCACCCATAGCTTCAATAAGTCTTTGTGCATCTATTTCTGTCAATACACCCGGACCAAGAACATCTATTCTAATCTCACCAAGCAATGCTTGGAAACCTGCTCTTGCAACAAGATTTCTCTGAGCTTGGGGGTCTAACTCCTGACCAATAATGTTTTGTATTTTACCCTTTAGGTTCCTAACAAATTCCGCAAAACCTTCTTCGCTCATTTCTCTTGATTTTTTGAATCTTTCAAGAGTTCCTACGCCACCAGATTCTTCAAATATACCTGTTTGAAGCTCAAGAGCCTTATTCCTAGCATCTTTTACATCTGCAGATGATGTAGGTGACCATTTGGTTATATCTTCTGGTTTAAATACGGCATCTCGTCCAACAATTCCCCATTGACCAGTCTCCATATTTTGACCCATCATAACCGTCTCGTTGCTATCTCTACGCTTCATCAATGTTGAGTCTTTTAACTTTGCTCCATATCGCCCATATCCTTCCATTGAGTTATCAAGTTTATTTTTTTGAGCTACAGATAAATCTGCTTGCAAACCTCCGTACATCTTAACAAAGGCTTGAGGACTACCCGTAGCTTCTATACCTGCACGAATGCCCTTAATGTCTAACTCTTTACCAAATCCATTTTGAGTTAAAAAGCCTTTTACAGCTTCTGCGGATTGATTCAACTGCTTCTCTTGCAGTCTTTTTTGAACTGCCATTTCTGCTTGAATACCTCTAGCCTTATCTGCTGCGGATGCTCTATACATTTTGCCCTTTGCAATAGCATTAGCCTCCGCTTGAGTTATGTCAGGTCCTTCACCTGTAGCCCTAGCAGACTCTCCCGCAAGAACTTTATTGCCTTGCTTGTCATAGTTAAAAGTAGCATTAAAAGGAATACGGTTCTCTAACTCTTGTGTACGTAAGGCACTAGCCCTGTCAAAAGCGGCCCGTGATTCTTCTTGAGCTTTGTTCATCTCAGCCATTCCCTTTACAAAGGTTGGGTCTGTTTTCATAAACTCCGTCCTTCTCTGATTGTCAGCTTGTGCTTCCTGACCTTGTTGCATATTTAACAACTTGTTCAAATCTTCGGCACTTACGGGATTAGATTCGCTTCCATATTGAACACTATTAGGACCCGGATTTAGATTGCCCATATTCATAACTTGAGTAGGATCACCAGTACCCATCAATTGACCTAGTTCTTGAGCTTGTTGAAGTTTTTCAGGAGTAAGAACACCAGTAAAATTATCTGCATTTTGTTGTGCTTGATTTATAATACTTTCTAAAAATCTTGCTCCATCATTAAATCCAGTTTCTCCTTCGACAAATACATCAGCAGAAGGTAATCGAGCAGATTGATTTCCAAATAATTGCTCAAATTGCTGAGTAGTGGGATTAAACCTATTGAATGGCTCTAGACCTGCACCCGGCTCAGATGAGATTCTAGGAGCAAGGTTATTTATAGAAGTATTTAAACGCTCATTTTCCCTTTGAAGATTACTAAGTAAATTGCTGGCATTCTGCTCAAAAGACTGGTTTCCAAACAATGGATTACTTTGACCAGAAGTTGATTGCATTTGCCTATCAAGGCTAGCAAAACTAGGAGGACTAAAGGGACTTCCAAAGTTAGGAGTCTGCAAGTTTTGAAAACTATCGGGAAGATTTTGAAATGTATTGGGTGATCCTTGAAATCCAAGAAGGGAAGCATCTACCTGCGGAGAATTAAAATAGGAATCTTGAAATTGATCAATGGCAAATGGATTGCTAGGAGCAGTATTAGGGGCTGGCGTAAAGAAATCCGCTGGAGTTGAAGTATCACCAAAGTTGCCAAAGTTGGAGCTTGAGCCTCCACCAAGAAAGTCGTTTATATTAAAGTTTGTAGCCATTGCGTTCTATTATATCATATATGGTTAGTGTTGTAAAAATTATCCAGTTACCGACTCGCCAATATTTGAGCCTGGGCTTTGGGCAATGCCCCCAGTCTCCTGGGGGCAAGACCCTCCGCTTTTCGGCGAGCGCAACACTGTTATCGCAATGGCTCTTTATCCACTACTTCTGCATATTACTATGCAGTTCAGACTATATCTTCATTGTTTAATGTTGGGCGTTCGTGGGAGAATTACTGTCCGTTCTGGACTCGTCTCCTAGTCGTTGCACCTTCCAAAGCATTCCTGCTAAGGCTTGGCTCAGGATTGTCCCAATGGGAGTTTCCCTGAATTAACCCAATAAGGCCCTTTCGGTAACTGGATGATAATGTTTTTTAATAAATAAATGGAAAATAAGAAATATCCACTTCGTTCACTCCTCTTGAACTTGCACCTTGATAAGTTTTGGGACCAGCACCGTGATCTCCCGCTCTTCGGTAACCAGCCCAGCACCAAGCAATAACACACAAATTCCAAGTGTAGTCAAGTGCCTGTAGGGCTGCCAATGTAGTTGATTTTGATGTTAGGTTAGATGCTATATCGCTTGATATTGTTGTTAGCTCGCTAGAACTTGGGTTCCAATGAAAACTACTATCCGATGCTCCTGGTTGCCATCCGCAGGTCATACCCGCAAATGGGTGACCGCCAAAATCATTTGAGTATCTCATTCCTCTGCTAGTGTATTGAGAATACTTTACCGTAGAAACTGGATCAAATCTATACCTGTTTATACCATCGTTTAAATCATAAGTTCTGCTGCCGTGCAACGGTCTTGTTTCAACGCTGTTGGACTTTCCCGTATCGCCATCGTTGCCGTAGCCTAGCATACCTCCAAGGTCACCAAACCTGTTTGTAACGTGACAAGTATCTCTATTTCCTATGTTGGGAATGTCAGTTAAATCAATGTCGCTCCATCTAAGCATTCTGGTGCAGTAATGCATATACTTATTACTACCACTGGAATTAGCACCAGTTCTATAAGTTCCTAAAATAGAAGCAGTTCCTTCAAACGGATTGTCCTGCGGACCATCTCTTGTGACACCTTGAGGAACGCCTTCTACATAGGGTGCAGGAAACTTGGCTCCCCTAGCAGCATCAACAACGGAATCAAGCGTATCTAAATTCCAAATAGCCATTATGGAGTAGCGGGAGTTTCTGGAGCCGTTCCTAAAACATACATCTCTTTTAAGCTATTACTGCTACACACCAAGATGCTTCTAAATTTTGCAGGATCAGAATCGCTTACCGTACCTGGCAAATCTTGCATAAACACAGTTATTAAATCTGATCCTCCTGGAGTTCTTACAACAAACCCTCCGTCTGCTTCATCTGGTGCAAGAACTAAACCAGAATAATTTATTTTTAAGCCATTTACGGAACCCCTTGCTCCTGGAGTTCCAAATACAAGGTCTTGATTACCCTCATTGGCATAATTATACCAATCATTTTCTCTAAGACTGCCATCGTCTGGGTCTTCTGGTGGAGGAGTTGAATTGTCATTTGGCACACCACCTGAAGCACCGCCTTGACTATTACCGGGAGTATCCTCACTGCTAATTGAGTCTATTCCCTCGTCGTCAGTTGCCTTATCCTTAGTTCCTTCACTATTAAAAGTAGGTTTTGCATACTGTTTACTGTCGTAAATAATACCTTCCTCTAATTTACCTCTTTCATCTACTGTGCGAGCCGTAATAAGTGCTCGCATATCATTCGCAGCTCCTCTTATTTCTCGCCTCCTTGCAGAGTTACCAGTTGTATTTAGAGCTTGTTTTTCTAAATTTCTAACAAATCTTAGCTCTGATCTATTTCTTCTGCTTATTTGCTCTCTAGCACGGGATGCAGAATTTCTATCATTTAGTTCAGATTCTGAAGGCATTACGCGGGTCCTAGTCTATATTTTGATGTTTGATCTAGGGTAGCAGTAAAAGCAGAAGCAACTGTTACTTCGCCACTTGCACCATCGTAGGCGGTAATTGTTTTAGATTCTCCAGAACCCACACCTGCCGTAATGTGTAACACTACGTTTTTAAATACGTTATTAAATGTAGCGTTACGAGGAATTTTAGTTTTAGTGTGATCTAATAAAAACTTTGTATTTGAAACAACTTGTGCTGCGTTTGGAATATTTTGAGATATAAAACCCTCTCTTTCAAAGCCGTAAAGTGTATAAAAGGTAATGTCCCCATCGCTCATATAATCCGCAGAGTTAACGAGATCGGAACTAAGTGTTACCTTTTTTGTAGTTGAATTATAATCAGTAATTACTCTAGCCTCTTCAATTCCAGATGTAACATTACCGTTAGCATCACGTACAGTCACACCGCCCTTTGTTATTGCAATACAACTATGTTCTAAATCAGAAGCATTTGCGGGTGCTTTATTAAAATCTAAAGTAAGTGATGGAGAAGTCCCGGTTCCACATACAATAGGATTTACTCCAGATGAATTGTGGAATCTTCCAGATGCACTAGAAAACGAAGTTCCTACTTGTTCTGCTCCTTCTGGGACATAACTAACTGTCCTTGTAGGGATTGTTGCCGTAGTAATTCTTTTTTTAAATGCAACTGTACCATCTACTGTTTCAAAAGCAGGAACTATAGTTATATCTAAAACATAACTTCCACCCTCTGGGTCGGCTGGACCTCCTTTCATACCTATATTAGCAGAATTTCCATTAAGTATTGGTCTTCCATTAATTAAAAAGTTTCCGCTAAAATCTTCTGCTGGTTCGGTAACAAGAACATCTAAATCTGATAAAGCTCGATAACTCCGTAGGGCATCAGTTCTGCTAAAAGGATTTTTATTTATATCTACCCCAGAAGAATACGAAGAAGCCCAAGATTCTGGATTCCATAGTCCTTGAGTCGAGCCATTAAAAGTCTTATCTGCATCTACTAATGTATCCTTAGTCTGCACAAGAACAGATGTTGTAGTAGTTATTAAAGATTCAGCAGGAGGCGTTAAATAGTATTCAAATGATGTAATGTCATCTCTATCTGAATATGACCGAGCATCAATAGTTCTTTTTACTAAATTTACAACTCCTGGATATGTAAAAGCATTTAAACTACTATGAGTGGATATAGGGGTTGTGGCTACGCCATCTGCGTCTAAACCAGCCAATACAGATGTTCCGTCTTTCTTTTGAAGAGTAGTAACACTAATTGTTTTTAATCCATTAGTATTATCTTCTGACCGTCTAATGATTGGACCTACTGTAGTTCCTTCTGTAACAAGAAATTCCGTAGTTACTTGAATGATTCCGTCCTTCAAATTATTTTTAACTTGTGAAAGTTCTCCTGCTTCCAACCAGGTTTCTTGAAGTCTAACAAAACCTCCTTCGTTTGAATCCAAAACATCTTCTTGCACCGAAGCAAGAGTTAGAGTTTTAGACCCATAACCAAGAGCAGAGTGAGTAATTGTAGCAGAACCTATAACTTTAGCATAAGAAGTTCCAGACTTTGCAATAATTGTTCTAGTTACTCTACGCAGACCGTTTAACTCGTGATCTACCTTTTCTTGACTTTCTTGTACATATGTATCCGTAAGAGTTTCATATATAAAAGTTATTACATAATCACCAGTTCTTGTAAAACCTGCTTCATTTTGAACCAAAACCATATTGGGATATGCTTCCCCGGTTCTAGGATCAATACCCTCAATAGACATCTGGGCATCATAAAGAGTTCCAAAATTTGCAAAGATTTGAGCTTTATTAGAATTATACCAAGCCTCGGTATCATTGTTAGCTGTACACCTAACTACAAGCTCATACCTAGAGTTGTGTAGTTGAGTTACTTCTACACGGCTACCATAAATCTGTAGCCGCTGACTTCTGTGAAATACTGGCATATTAAACGATTTGCCTAAATAATTTTTCTAGAAAAATCTGTACCTGCGCTTGGGTCTAAGTTAATTGTATTATCTGGTGCACGCCCATAGATCATAACACCACTACCTGCACTTTGAGGTGCAGGTCTGCCTTGAGTTTCCCCAATTAATGTCGATCTCTGTCCGTAGTTTGTCAAAGCCTCTTGGGCAGTCATACCGCCCAAGCTAGAAGAACTAGACATCCCGGTTCCTCTTTCAGCCGCACCTAGATTACTTAAAATTTCTTGTCCAGCGGTTTCGTATTTTATAGGTTCTCTAAACGTCTGGCTAGTACCATCTGCACCACCTTCTCTAACTGTATAAGTTTTAGTTCTTTGGGGATCATTAATACGATCTGCTGCTAGTGCCCTTTTTATATTAGCAAATTTAGCTTTTTCTCTAGCTCTTATATTGTCACCACCTCGACCCAAAAGAAAATCAGCTGATTTTTGTATTTGAAAACGATTTTGCCTTATACCTGGCGCGGCATATCCAGGGGCAAGATTTCCAAATCGATCTTTTGGCAAATCTCGCCTATTAAACCCCATACGGTATGCTAAATTTAAATCATTACTAGGTTTATTGCGAGCTGCTCGTTCGCTCGGTGACATTATTTTAATTCCCATAATATTTTATTCTTTAATTGTTAAGTTATATTATATATGTATATGCAATGCAATGGGATAGAATTAGCACTTCCATCGCTTTAAGGCAAGTGCTTTGCGGGTGGGTCTTCCCTTCTTATCTTTCATCGGTCCCTTAACACCAGACATTCTAGCACAAAATGATTTCTGTCGAGCAAGTTTTTTACCCTTTGGATTGGATTCCGTAACAGGGGGCTTGAGGTTAGCACCAGTCTTTCGCTTGAAATAAGCTCGACCCGCAGCGGTTAATCCACCTTTTTTGCTTTTGTGTTCCTTCCTCATTTACTTTTTACCTTCGCTTTAGGTGTATTTGCTACAACTGTTTTTCCTCTAGCTCCTTCTGCTTTTTTCTTTCTAGCAGTGCTTGCTCTTTCAGCTTTCGTGAGGCTAAGAGCCTTTCTTTTAGGCAGGCAACGGTCAGGGTTTTTCTTATCCTTCGACGTTCCGCAAGGTCCTTTGATTGCCCCATCAGTTCCGATCCTTACCCAGTTCTGCTTTCTCCATTCTGCAAGCTGTGACATTACTTTCCAACTTTCTTAATTGCCTTGTTGTGAGCCGCAGTAAAGGTTGAACCCTCTTTTATTAATTTACGCATAAAGGACATATGCTTACTAGTGTGATGATCCGAGTGAGCCTTTAGTGCTTTTTGTTGTTTTTTGCCAATCTGTTTCACTATTTTCCTTTACGTTTACCGCCCTTGGATTTCTTTGCGTAGTTAGGGTCCTTGCAATACTTGGATGCAGCCATATTAGCATAAGCGGATGGATACGTATCAAACGTCCGTCTCGCCCAGGCTTTACCTTCCGGGCATATCTTACCCCCGCTTTTTGCTTTTTTTGCCATTTTTTGCAAGTGATTTGAAATCAGACCCAGTAATTTTGTTACGAGGCGCGGCAACCCTAGCTAGTTTCTTTTGCTTTGGACTGTATTTGCTAAAAGGCATTACTTCCTTTTTTTAACAGCCTTCTTCTTCATCCCCTTAGCTTTAACAGCTTTCGATGGACGACCCATTTTACTTCCGTATGTTCCTTTTCCCATTGGCATAATATTATCTTTCTATTTGATTTGAGATGAACCAAAGTAGAACCCTACGATGGCTAAGGCAGTTTGCCTAATTTCTGGTAAAATAACAAAGCCCTGCACGGTGTCCCATTTAACGCCCTTGAATAGCCCTAGAAAGCCGTTTGTTTCTCTACCTATGGTCACACCTACGTCAGTCCACGCAAAGACGAATGGGGCTATTACAATGGCAAAGACGGTGGATGCAACAAGAAACCTACGAACCAATACACCACCATTACGTTTAGCCGCTGCATCAGCAGATGTATCCGCTGCTTGCTGGGACGTAATCATACGCTCAAACTGGCGAGCTTGGCTCTCCATCTGTGCGCCAATCAGCTTCATTACGAAACCACTGATTCCTCCTCCGAGCATTGCTATAAGTTCTGGTGTCATTTTTTCTTCTTGAGTTCTCTGATTACTTTGACTGCAGAGGCAGTCATATAGATGAAAGTTGCTAGACCTACGCAAAAACCAAGCACTTCGTTAATTGGGGCTAATTCAATTGTAGCTATAAATCCTCCTGTTCCGATTGTTGATCTGTATATAATGTCGTCCATCAAGAATAGTGCTGGAGTTTTATGTTTGAAATAGTAACATCAAAGATTGCACTACGTTGAAAAAATAATTGTATCTGTGGTTCTTTCGATGATGTCCCGTCGTTAAACAAAATAGCCGTAATTGAGTTTGATCCTGTTCTTACAGCAAACCTATCTTTATTTAAAGAATCAGGGTTCTTCTCTACCTCGCTATTATCTCTAGTGACTACCTCAATGCGGTTTCTTTCCGATCCACTTATTGGATCATTTATACTAGTGCCTGAGGCTTGTGTAACATCAAAGGTTATAAGATACATACCCAGGCTAAAGTGGACAGAATCAAAGTGCAACAAGGTTACAAGTTGATCGCTTGATCTAGCTCCGCTTGCAACAGCCCTAACAGTGCGATCTCCAGCACTCCAGGTTGCTGTAAAATTAGTTAAGCTAAGATCGCTTTGACTTTTAGCAGGTTTGAGTGCCAGAACTTGCTTGGGGCCAGTTCTATTTAAAGAAAGCGAAAAAGAGTTTTTCATTATACATCAAGGTTAATTTAAAATTAAACCCTGTGTAATGCTACACAACCTTGGCTAATTTGAACGGCAGTAAAGTTGCCGTAAATAATTGTTCCCGCCCCAAATGAACCTTGAGTTAAAAGGTCAGCGGTATTGCTAACATTTGTTGACGTTAATGTTCCGCTAAGAGTTGAGTCTATCAAAAATTGTATAGCCCCAAAACTACCTGTAGCGGAAGCTGCGCCTCTTAATATTATTGAACCCGCGGAGCTGAACTCCAATGTATTATTTCTTGAACTTGCCATAATTTATTATTATATCACAGGGGTTAAGTGCTATCGAGATTGCCTACTAACGTATGTAGAAAATCTCTTGTTAATTGTGTTATTGTTTGATCGAATGTCAATTTTTTCCAACTCTTGAGCTAAAAACATCGTACCCATTCCTTCTTCCGCAGCAGCTTGCTCAGTTTTGCCTTGCATCCGTATAAAATCTGCAAAT